CACAAACATTCTCCGAAGTTATCCACAGGCTGTGGATAAGTGGGGGCTTTCGCCCCCACCTCACCTCACGCCCCGACTAGTTGAGCCTTTAGTTGCTTCTTTGCTCGGTTGCATCGGCTCATTACTGTACCGATTGCGATTCCTTGCGCTTCTGCGCACTCCTCATAAGTGAGCCCGTCGATTGTGATTAGTATGAAAGTCTCACGGATTCCCTCATTAAGGGTAGAAAGTGCGTTTTCGATCTCTGGAGAGAATTCTCCTCGGATAACCTCTGCCTCTGCACTGCGAGCGCCTTGCGCGTCTAGTGCTTGAGCAACGCATTCGTCATTGCTAAGGATACGCCCGTTACCCTTGCCGAAGAGTTGCACTGTTTTCTCCGCCTTGCGAGAGGAGAAGGTGTAGGTCATGTTGCGTACTGTTGCGTAAGCATAGGCGCGGAAATTGTCATTCTCGGTGAACTCGCGCTCACTATTAAGTAGGCGGATAATCGCCTCCTGTACAATATCCTCGCCATTACTGCGGTTTAAGCGTGTCGCATAGCGTACTAATTCTGCGCGCAATTCTAGAATCTGCGCCTGTACTTTCTCGTTTTGCATTTTAATGCCTTTCTGTAGGTGTACCTGATTGAACGCCACTCTACCCGAATCTATTCCCACTCTCGAACTCTCGGCTAACTCTCAGGAAACTCTCAGACACGCCCGACCGCGTGGGGAGAATGTTTGTGTTGACAAAGCCTTTGGCTTTGTACAAATGCTTCGCATTTGTTTAATGGTGAGGATAGGGGGGCGGCCAACACAAACTTATCCACAAGGAGGGAAGCCCCTGTGGATAAAGCCTGTGGATAACTTATCTTTCGTAATAGTTATCGTGCCACGCCTCGCGGTCATATTCTATTTCCGCGTCTCGCGCTTCATAACCTTGCTTGAACCCGCGCTCACGGATAGTTTCATAGAGCATTGGGATTAAGAACGGGAGAATGAAGAGGCATACGCCCCACTCGAATGTAGTCATTGGCTTAATCCTAGTAATTCGTCAATCGCAACCTTCTGCAATCGTCGGACATATTCGCTCACTGCCATATCGCGAGCAATTTGGATATCAGAGTTATCCACTTCACACTGCCAGCAAGCGCAATCGTAATCTACCCACATGTTCACGCCGTGGATACAGTGCTGCGGGCGAAAGCCTTGCTTATAGTAATAGTCACATTCCTTGCGGTATTCCTCGCGCCGTTGGACTAGCCACTCACGCGCTTCTTTATATAGGGGATAGATTTCTTTAGCGATAATTGGTCGCATGATTTATGCCTTTCTAAGAGAGAGGGGAGGCGCGCCTTGCGCCTCCCCCTACTTCTATTCAGTTGTATTCGTCGTCATATTGTTCTTGCATTTGACGATTGAACGCGAGCATGTCACTTTCACAAGAGAAGCATAGGGGGTGACCCTCGCTCATAATGTCGGCGCTTTCGTCCTCACAAGTGAAGCATATAGCGTCGGTAGGTACAGCCTCGCGGGCTTTTGCGCGTTGGGTCTTACAACCCTCCGCTTGAGAGTGATACGGGTAAGAGGCTCGCGCCTCAATACAGATGTCACATGGTACGACTTCATTGGGGCTAACCCAATCGCACCCGAGCCCGTCTGTATGCCCGCAACAAGGATAATCCTCGCACATGGACATAGATAGACCTTTCGTCTAGGTAGATGGATTTCACACTATGGAATTATCAAAGAACAAGCCCGATGTCACGGCAACAATAGAACGCGACTCTGCCTCTATCTATTCCCGAGACCCCCCGAGGGTTAAGTGACATGCGCCACAGGACGGGCACCAGGGCTTACGCACCATTTTCATCATTATGGGGGAAGGCAGTAGCTTTTTTGAACGGGGGTCGCGCTTTGTGAATTGACTGATATTGCCAGTAGGTGTACGGTGCGGTAATGATTATTGGACTACTGACATACATCGTTGTAATCAACACGCTAGGAATCGCCTTCGGTATCTACGGCTATGGTTCCGCTAAGGGGTGGTGGAGATGAGCAAAGTAGGAGTTAAAGGATATTGCAGTGAGTGTGGGTCGTGGGCAACCGATTGTAAGACTATAATTGTCTATAGCATTCCAGAGAAGGTCTGCGAAGATTGTCTGGGGAAGTATGAGTGATTTAACTGTTCTTTGCTTTGATTGCGGCGGTAGCTACAAGGTGCCCCAAGGAACGCCTAATCCAACACAGCATTGCCCAAGATGCGATAAAGGAGTTAAGCATTAACCTATTTAACTTCTACTCTAGAATTAAGCTTAAGAAGGAGTCAACTATGAGATGTAACGTATGCAATGGCCGTATAAAGCCAGAAGATGCTGTGCCGGTCTCAACCGCGCAGAAGTTCTCCCTGGAGCCATTTGAATACTCAGCACTCGTCTGTGAAGATTGCGTAGAAGACGTCTTCGAGCTAGACCTAATCTAAACAACTTAATATTGGAACGCCCAACGTTGTTTCCTACGGGATGCATAGGGCGTATGGGGTAACCCACGGTGGGGCAGCACACTAGTTCGACAGACTGCGTTGTTGTACCCGGGGCGCATCACGACTGATGTAGCCTCGGGATAACTTCTTTGGTGTAAGGCGTATTTTTTTTTCTCGAAGCTGTCATAATTCCTGGCATGAGATTCGTAAGCTGGTTATGGGAGCAGTTGGATACCAGCGGCCCCTCCTCGACATTTGCAAAGATTTGCTGGGATGACGTTAATAATGGGTGCGCGCACGCAAAGTTTGACGCCAATCAATGGTTAAGCCATTTTAAAGATAAACATTCTGAGAAGATTGACCTATTGACAGAGCTACTTCTTGCTACGTACTTAGAATACATGGGGGACTCTAGACATGCTAAAAAGATGTGATTACTGTGACCATACTTTGGAGTATGGAATTTGCGAGTACGACGATTGCAAATGTATCTGTTGGAAGGGTTGAGATATGAATAAAAGCGAAAGCCAATGGCAGCAGCTTGACATGTTTCGTCCGGCAAAGGATTTTAAGAATTCTTCAAACATTGATGTTGAGTTTGAACACTTAGGCAACCCCAATAAAGACAAGAATGAGATTAAAAAAGAACACACAGCTTATAAAGTTAACACTGCTAAAAAATCTGGCCTTTACGAGTCTATTAAGAAAAAAGGTGTCCGAACTTCTGTATTTCTATCTCACTCCAAGAGATTTGGTGAAATGGTATCTGATGGCGGACACAGAGTAGCTTCAGCAACAGATATCAACCCCAATATGTTAGTGCCGGTAGAGCACGGAAATGATGTGCCATGAAAGACCCAGCATTAGGTCGTACACGAGCTGAGCGCGCACTAGGTGAAGGACACCCTGGTCGCACAAAGAAGACTGCAAAGAAAGCAGTTAAGTCGCCTTTTAAAAGCCAAAATCAAAAAAGCAAATTAGAAGAGTTAAGAGTTGTACATGTTGGTCAGTATGACGGGCCAAAGGCTTCCTATGGACGATACAATGTATCTAAGACTGCATCTGATGGGTTGAACCGTCAGAAGCGCAATATGGACGCGAGGTAAGTCATGAAAGCAGCTATAGACGGTGGTGGTGGAAGTAACGTAGCAACAACGGGCGTTACTAAAGTTGGCGGCTCTACTCAATTTACATCTCTTGCAGTACCTACTGCAGTAAGTCCTATAGTACCTGTCTCTGCTGCACCATCCTCATCACCTACATCTTTTATTGGGCCTATTCCAGCTACAGCAACACGCACAGCTACTGGATACACAACTGCTTCAGGTACTTCGGTAAACCCAAATCCTACACCAGCTTGGTCTGGTTCAGCTACTGCTGCTGATAACAATGCATCTAAACTTAATACTTCTATTTTAAACTCAACACCAAGCTCTGCTAGCTCTACTGTTACATCTTATTCACCAGCTACTACACTTGCCGGTACAGTTACAAAAACTACAGCTGCACAAAGAGCTGCGGCTTCCCAACAGTTTAAAGGTTTTTTAGGTGAGTTAACAGGAGTTCCTGCTGCAGGAAGATTAGCTACAGGTAGAAGCCCACGTATTGGAGCTAGTGTTCTTCCAGGAGCTGCTGCTAAAGCTGTTGGGGTGGGTCTTGATATTGCTAGTGCGGTTCCGGTAATTGGAGCAGCAGGTAAGGGGCTTGCTGCTGTAGGTGCTTTAGGAAAAACAGCTAAGGCTGTCGGAGCTGCTGACGCTGCACTAAAGGGAGGTAAAGCTCTTAAGGATGTAACTGGTACAAAAATAGCTCCTATTGCCGCAGCGGCTACCCTTGCAGTTTCCCCTGTAACCCATGCCGCATATGATGTTGGAAAAGCTACAACAGCTATTACTCAAACAGCTAAAGCCGGTAAAGCTGCAAAGACAATTGATACTTTTGTTCCAAGTGCCGCTAAAGCAGCTTCAAAAGAAACTTCTTCTATAGCTAAGTCAGTTGAAGCTGCACCTAAGAAAGTCTCTACTACAGAGTTTAGCGCAGCAACTAAAGCAAAAACCGCTGATGCTGTTGCTAAAGCAAAGACAGTATCTTCTGTTGTTACTGCAAGTAAAGCTGGAGCTTCAACTAATACAAAAGTAAAAGCTCCTACATCTACAGCGGATGCGGCTTACTATCAAGCAAAAGCTAACGATAATAAAACAAGTAACTTTAACAATGAAATAAATAAAAGTAAAGAGGGTAAGGGCGGCAGTAAAGTAGATAAACCAGGTACGGGCATTGATTATGGGTTTAAAGGTAAAAAAGCTGGAGACAACGATATTGTAAAAGCGCAGGATGGGCAAGCTGATGTTGTAAATGATGTTATTAATTATAAAAAACCTTTTGAGGCTAACCAAGTGTCTGATGGGGGCGATGGCGGTACAAATAAAGAGCCAACCCCTAAAGAAAAAGAAAAAACTAAAAAACGTCGTATCCCACACGTTAAGATAAAGGGTCAAGGCGGCCAGTGGAGACCGAGCTCAATTGTATGAGTAAGACTATTAAAGTTGCCGGTAAAGGCCACACTATTAAGAAGAATAAAAAAAGCGATGTTATCGTTGACCACGCTGGAAACATCGGAAAATACGATAAAATTAACCTTACTAAAAAAGCAGGCGCTAAAACTATTAAGCAAGGCGTAAAAGCTACAAGAGATTGGCATAAGAAAAATGGCTAGTGAAGCATGGCAGCGCAAAGCAGGTAAGAATAAAGAGGGCGGCCTTAATGAGGCTGGCCGTAAATCTTATGAAAGAGCTCACCCAGGCTCTGACCTTAAGCCACCTGTTTCTTCTAAAGAAGCTCGCCACTCCCCTAAAGCAGCTTCACGCCGTAAATCATTTTGCGCTCGTATGGGCGGCATGCCAGGGCCTATGATTGGTCCTAACGGAAAACCAACACGTAAAGCGCTTGCGCTTAGAAAGTGGGACTGCTAATGGCTAAGAAAGTATGGGAAACCCCAGACCCAACAAAGAAAGACAAGAAGCTTTCACCAGCTAAGAAGTCCGCAGCTAAAGCACGCGCTAAGGCGGCTGGTCGTCCTTATCCTAACCTTGTTGACAACATGGCTGCTGCTAAGAAGAAGAAAAGCAAGTAATGGCTGAGACAAAGAAGTTTGGTCCTTATAAGGGTAGCGACGCTAATGGCGGACGCCCTATTTACGTTTACAAGAAAAAAGTAGGCGATAAGTGGGTTACTACATCTAAGAATAAGGCACGTGCTGATTACGAGTCTAAGACTGGTAAGAAGCTCTCTAAGAACACAGATGTAGACCACAAGGATAATAACAAGAACAATGATGGAAAGGGAAACCTTCGCGCACTCAGTCATTCTAAGAACGTGGCTAAAGAGAACAAGCGTCGTGCTGGTAAGAAAGAGAACGAAAAGTGATTAATCGCCATCAGGACGCTGCATCTAAGAGAGAAGAAGAGTTTCAATCTCAGGTACAGCAAGCGCGCCAAACACCAGGTGGTATGGAAACGGCTACACCTGAAGTACGTGAGGCAGCTACACGCCAGGCTAATTTTGCAGAACAACGTAAAAAGTATCTAGGAGGAATGTAATGGCTATATATCGTAAAGGTGACGACCTAACTTCGTTACAGAACGCAGCTAAAGAGCAGAAGACTCAACGCCGTGAGGCTGGGCCTGTTGTTCGTGCGGCGGCTGGTCGTGCCCCTCTTTCTAATGCCATGGTTCGTCCTGATAGCACAGCTTACAAAGTTGATTATGAAAAACCAGTATTAGCTAGCGGTAAACGCCAAACATCAGAAATTACTAACCACCCTGTTAGCGGAACTGTTGTTGCAGAGCGCGCAGCAAAGATGAAAGCAGAAGGTAAACTAGCTGAGCTACCTAGCCAAGGTAACCGTAAGCCTATGCCTGGTGGTAGCGGTGTTATTAAAGGCGGAGTGCTTCAAAAGAGCGCGCCTAAAAAGAAAGCTGCTGGAGCTAAAGATGTTCGTGCAGCTCTTAAGGGTGGCCATATTACAGCTGACGAAGCGGCTGACTTAAACAAGAAACTAATGACACCTTCCGTAAAAAAGAAGAAGTAAATGGCCAAGAAGGCTGCGGTTATATTTGACTTAAATAATACTCTTCGTAAGAAGAGCGGTAAGCCGCGCCATAATATTCTTGATAAAGCCAAGAAGGATGAAAAGAAAGAAGAAGTAATCGTGCTTAGCACTGAGAACGAAAAAGGTCGCAGTGAGGCTCGTAGCTGGCTTGATACCCATGGTATGAAAGAAGCTGAGCTTAAGATGCGCCCAAAAGGTGATGTAGAGCACGATGAAAAAGTTAAAGATAAAATACTTAAGCATAAGATAACACGACAGTTTAAAGTTAAAGAAGCGTACGACGACAAGCCTAAAAACGTTGAAATGTATAAATCAGAAGGTGTAAAGACTAAACAGGTATGAAGATTTCTAAGAAGTACAAGTATCAAGCGCAATACCCTAATCGCGGTGTGTGGGACGTATTACACCCATCATATTTAACTATTGGCGGTTCTGGTTTAGTTGGTAACTTTGGCGCAGAATCACCTATGTCAAACACCGAAGAAGGTGCTAGTATGAACTCTGGAAGCGGCGCAGCAGCTGGCGCAGGCATCACGGGTACAGGAAGCGGGTTAGCATGACAGACAAGCGCTCAGAAAGCCAATGGGATGGCGTTACTCCAGAAGGTATGGATTGGTCATGGACAGCAGAATCACAGAACGAACAAGCTGAACATCACCGCCGTCATATGAGAGAACCACGTCCTATGTCACGTGAAGAAGAAGATATTGAAAACTCTAAGCGCTCACGTGGGGAACGCCTATAATGCAAACAGATGCTGTTCAACGCGTATGTACAGCATTAGATAGGTGTGACTCTTGTGGAGCAGGCGCAAGAGTTATCGTTACATTTATCAACGGTGAGCTAATGTTTTGCGGACATCACGCTAAAGAAATGTCACGGGCACTCGTTGATAAATCAATTTCTATTTATGACCCGGATAATTACATTTAAATTGATATAATAGTCTTAACCTCACGGGAGAGAGACTAAAATAAGACAACTGCGTTTATTCGCAGCATTATTTGTATTAACATCCGCAGCTTTTTTTCCAGCATTATTTGCAGAATCTGCTTACTCTACTTGCGTTAACACCGCTCAAGCTGCCGCCATTGCCGCAGCTGCTACACCTACGCTTGAAGGCGAAACTCCTACAGTAACTACTTTAGATACTTGCGGTGGTGATGACGTGTCATATCAAGTTCCGGTTACTACAACTGTTACTTTTGATGGTCAACAATACACTTCAGTATATGCGACTACAAATGCAGTAATTACATTTGGTCGCCCAGACAATACATATTGGACTTACCCGCAAACACCTTCTATATCTTTGTACAGCATGGACTGGTTTGTATACCCACAAGGACATGAAGATGAGCACCTTATTATTAATTCAAGTGACGGCGGCTTTCAAGTAGATATTTCAGCAAGGCCGTGTTGCAGCGGAGCCCCTATTAGTCGCTTAGGTGCCGCAACAAACATAATTATTACTGCGGCTATAAATACAGATGGAACTGTTGCTATTGTTTACGCTGTTACTGGGCCGACCTATGATGGTCAAACAAGAACAGGTGTTCGTTTAAATGATGGAAGTATTGTTACTCTTGAGCAGTACGGCGTTGTTCACGTTGAGATTGCTCCAACTCTTGCTCCTGATGCAGGCGGGACAGTGATAACTCCTGAGCCTTCTGCGAGTCCTTCCGCAAGTCCAAGTAGTGAGCCCTCTCCTTCTCCTTCTCCGAGTCCTTCAGCTTCTCCATCCATACAACCAACACCAAGCCCAAGCCCATCACCAAGCCAAATACCAACTGAGACACCATCTCCTACTCCTTCCCCATCAGCTTCACCGTCTGATAGTCCAACGCCATCTCCAACTCCGACACCCGAAGTAACGCCCGAGCCAAGTCCGACTCCAGCTCCTTCACCCGAGCCAACAATTCCTCCTGTGTTGCCTGAACCATCACCTACTCCTCCGCCTGCGCCTGAGCCTGTTGTTGCACCTGTTCAACCTTCTGTCGAGCCAGAGCCTTCAGTAACGCCGCCTGAGCAGCCTTCTCCAGCGCCTGAGCCGTCTCCGGAGCCATCTCCTGAGGTAGTTCCTGAGCCACAGCCTACTCCAGCTCCAGAGGCAGTTGAGGAGCCTGCTCCAGCCCCTGAGCCTCAACCAGAGCCACAGCCAGACCCAGAACTCGAACCTGCTCCGCAGCCAACTCCTGAACCCGTTCCTGCGCCTGCTCCAAAGCCTGAACCAGCGCCCGCACCTGCTCCTGCACCTGAACCTCCAATAGTTCCGGGGCTTATTCCAAATAGCCCCGACCAATTATCAGATACTACACCAAAGGAAGCACCTAAGGAAGTTTTAGTACCCCATACCCAAGTAGATAAGCCTGGTGTTGAAAACGGCGGTATTGAGTTCTTTGGTACTAAATCTGCCCCTCAAGTTGTTGGTGAGGATGGGAACTTAACTTTACCCGCCCCACCACCTGGCTCTGGTCTTCCAATCCCACCAGATGCAATTACAACTACAGATACTTTTATTGGGCAACCAGGTGGAACAACATTTAACGCACCTGATATTGCGGTTCCTGTAGAATTAGTACCTGTTGATGTACCCGCAGCATTAGATGTAATCCCTGGCGCTGGAGCAGCTGTTCAAGCTGTTAACCAAGCCTATGTAGCACTAGCCAATATCGGTAACGATATGTCTCCTATTACTCGTAAAAAAGCAAAGAAGATATTGGTTATCACAACCGTGATAGCTGCAGTACGGAGGAGATTCGGTAGCTAATGCGACAATTCTTTAAAGATATTTCTAAAGATTTCTTTAGTGAAATCTGGACCTTTGTTGGTCTTTTCTCTGCGTGGCTTGTACTAACAGGTAGCGCAAAAACCGTTATCGGAAAAGTAACACTTGCATCATTCGTCGTATGGTGCATCACACTCAGACTCAGAAACCCAGGAGATGAATAATGAAGATGTTTGGAAACATTCTGCTAAGAATTGTTGCAGTATTTGCAGCTAGTGGTCTTGGCGTAATCGGTGCTGGCTCTATTGCTGGCATCTCAGTAATGAAAGCAGTAACAGTTGCTGGTCTTACAGCAGTAGCAGCAGTTGTTGAAAAGCTTGCTCGCGGCTTCATGAATGATGGTAAGCTTTCACTAGATGAAATCAACTCAGCATTTGCGGCAGTTGACGTCAACTCTAAGACAGCAGCAGACCTACAGGTTGAAGCTAACCAGACAGGTGTTGCTGTAACTATCGCCCCAACTGTAGGAAAGCCAGACGGACAGGTTCCAGAAGAGCACCCAGTAGACGAAGATTGGGATAAAAACTAATGGCAGACCAAGGCACAGTAGCTAAGCTAATTGAAGTTGCTACCGCAGAGCTAGGGACCATTGAAGGCCCTAAAGATAATGAAACAAAGTACGGCGCGTTCACCAAGGTTAACTTTCAGCCATGGTGCGGCTCTTTCGTAATGTGGTGCGCGGACCAAGCTGGGGTAAAGGTCCCTAACACCGTTTCTACACCAGCAGGCGCTGCTGCATTTAAAAAAGCTGGGGCATGGATTGACTCAGATATTGCAGACCCAGAGCCAGGAGATATTGCCTATTTTGATTTCCCATCAGATGGCGTTGATAGAATCTCTCACGTAGGTATTGTTGTCAAAGACAATGGTGACGGTACTGTGTGGACAATTGAAGGAAACACAAGCCCAGATAAAAAGGGCTCACAGCGCAATGGCGGACAGGTTTCTAAGAAGCTTCGCGGCTTTAAGAAGAACCCCAAGGGCGAAATGATTTCAATCGTAGGGTTTGGCCGTCCAAAGTTTAAAAACTCTACAACAGCCACAGTCGCACCTGCTGCAAAGGCAGTCTGCCCAACTTGCGGTAAATAATGTACTTTCTGACCCACTTCACATTCCAAGGGACATTCTTAGTGACGCTAGTCGTTATTACCACCCTTGGAATGTGGTGGGCAGACCGTGGATGATAAAGAGCGCTTAAAGCGCTGGACGTGCGACCTATGCGGTAAAAGGTTTGTTGTGCCTGACTTAGCCCGACAATGCGAACAGAAACACTTAGACTTAGAGTATGAGCGCTGAACTAAACGCAATAGGTAACCTTATAGCTGGGGTTAAAAAGTCCACTGGAAAAGGTAAAGCTTCATTAAACAAATTAAGTAAAACAGCCGGTAAAACTGGCAAACGCATAAATGATAAAAAAGCTGCTGAAGCAAAAGCCAAAGACCGTGCAGCCGCTGCTGAAGAAAAGCGCAAAGGCAAAGAAAACAAGACTTCAACATCAAAGCCAGCGTCTTCCGGAACAACAAAGAAAAGCGCCCCTAAAGGAAAAACCCCTAGGGTTGGCGACGTTAGGGAAGCTCTTGGTTCTAAGAAAATCTCTATTGAAGAGGCAATTAAACTAAATCCAAAGGGAACTAGTACCCCGCTTAGTAAGAAACCTTCTGATACTTTTACCCCAAAGTCTAATACAAAGAAAGCCACTCAGCCAGCTCTTCCGGGCATGAGCAAATCAAAAGTCATTAAGTCATAATGAAAAAGAAGCTACAGAGTATCAAAGCTTCGGTTACTTCTCCCGTTACTACTGGAGCCGCAAGCAGACAGTTTAGAGAGCGACTAACTCGAGTAGGAATTATTACTTCACCTGTAAAGGGTAAAGCTACTAACGCAAAGAATTGGAACAGATGGACGCCCTAAACCGTAAACAAGAGTTTAAAGAGGGTGCCCCTGTACCTGCTCAAATAATTGATTCTCGTTTTGGCATACGTAATATGATTTTAAGTAATGAACGTTCTAGCGTAGCTGGATATCAAAACCCTGGTCGTGGGCAAAATGGAGAGCACCAAAACTAGCGTTTACGCAGAAAATAAGCACCATTTGCTTTACCTTAGTAACTAGTAGTTGAAAGGATATCAATGGCTTCCTATCCCTCCCAAGTAGCGACTTTTCCCACACACGTTAATATCACTGAGATTATTGATGCGTCTCACCCTAATAATATTCAAGGTGAAGTTGTTGCTATTGAGTCCACCCTTGGTGTTGACCCAACTACCTCTACCACACCTAGCCCAAGCGGTACCTTTAACGGTACGTCTACAACTTTTAGTTCTTTAAAAGCGCGCATTGATAATATTGAAACTGGCGTAGTATCTGACGCACATACTCAATATATTCGTAAAACTGGTGATACAGCTAACATTATTACACCAAGCGCCATTACTACTAAAGGCCTCATTGTTAAGGCTACTTCTGGTCAGACCGCCAATCTTCAAGAGTGGCAGACCTCCGGCGGAACAGCTACAACCTATATTAATGCCTCTGGTGCGTTGATTGGAACCGCATCCGGAAACGTTGCGCTATCCACTGTGACCGCTGCAGGTGACCTTATTATTGGTACAGGTTCTGGTACTGTAAGCAATCTTGCAATTGGAACTAACGGACGCGCACTAGTTTCCAACGGTACAACTGCATCATGGCAGGTACCTACAGATACAACTAAAATTCCTCTTTCAACAGTAACAACTGCCGGAGACATTATTGTTGCTACGGGCTCAGGAGCGGTAACACGTGTAGCACTTGGAACAAACGGTCAGGTGCTCAAAAGTAACGGCACAACTACAGTGTGGGCCGACTCGGTACAAGGAACTACAGGCTCTCAAGGCACAACCGGTTTGCAGGGAACTACTGGTCCACAAGGCGTTCAAGGTATTCAAGGAACAACTGGCGTACAAGGTACTCAGGGAACACTTGGTCTGCAAGGAACTACAGGAAATCAAGGAGTTGCTGGTGCTGTAGCAGCGCAAGGTATTCAAGGTACACAAGGCCTTACTGGTTTACAGGGTGTTTTAGGACCACAGGGTGTAACCGGCTCACAAGGTATTCAAGGTACGCAAGGTATTGGTTACGTTGGGGTAACCTCAACAACATTAGCTACTCCTGGCAATACAGGAACTATCACAATAACTACTAATACTCAGGGTGCTTTCATATCAGGCAACCGAGTTAGAGTTATTAATACCAGCTCTAACTACTTTGAAGGCGTTGTTACAATCACTGGTGGTACAACCTTTGCTGTGGCGGCCGATTACAGCGTTGGAACAACTCAAGCTAGTAACTGGACTGTTGCTCTTGCTGGAAATATTGGTGTTCAAGGGGCTCAAGGTACTCAGGGAACCCAAGGTATTCAAGGTCTTCAAGGACTAAGCCTTCCAACACAAACAGGTAACGCTGGAAAATATCTTTATACCAACGGAACCTCTGTTTCTTGGTCAAATACAATCACTCCTATTAATGCTCAGACAGGCACCACTTACTCATTGGTAGCATCAGATGCGGATAGTTTGATTACAGCGTCTAACTCTTTAGCTCAAACTTACTCAATCCCTACAAATGCTTCTGTGCCTTTTCCTATTGGAACTTCAATTAACGTTATTCAAATTAATTCGGGGCAGGTCACCATTACGGCAACTACCCCAGCTACTACAGTTATAGGCTCTACAGCTGCTACAGCAACCTCACCCAAACTACGTACAACCTACTCTTCAGCAACTTTGCTCAAGGTTGGAACTGACTTATGGTACGTAATTGGAGATATTTCGTAATGAGATTTATTGGGGTATTTGCTTCTAGTATTCTTAAAAAGATTACAGATACTTTCACACGTGCTAATACAACTACGGGATTAGGCTCTACGACTAGTGGGGCTGTGTGGAGCGCTACTCGCGGAAATTGGTTTGTAAACACTAATCAAGCAAAAAGCGTTGATGCGGCGTCTACATACCCAGTAGCTACTGTTGATGCGGGAACTGTAAACCCCACTGTACTTTTAGATGTTGACACCAATAATGGTGTTGGTATTGCTTTTTGGGTGTCCGACAATCAAAACTGGTGGGGCGTACACCCTTGGCAAGACACCAATTATAGTTCGTCGTGTGCCGCATACTCTCAAGTATGCACATCTGCTTCTTATTATTCTGTATGTACCTCTTCATCTTACGGGTCCACTTGCACATCCCCTTTTTCAGGATATTCTACTTCTTGTAGTTCTTATGGATATTTTGCTTCTTGTAATGGTTATGGTTATGGCCGTAACTACGGTTCAGGCGGCGCATATTATGTAGCATGCACTGCTGGCTATTCTCAACAATTTACTTGCACAGCCTACACCTCTGTTGCATATTCTGGTTGTTCTGCGTATGGTCAGACTTATTCTTGTGATGCGTATGGCCAATCTGGGACATGTACTGGCTACGGCTCATCATGTAACACTTACTCCCAAACGTCTTCCGCAGGAACTACGTACCTTAGACTTGTTAAATCTGTAACAAACGTGGTAACTACAGTAGTTGACCAGGCTGTAACTGCAGCAATTGCCTCCCTTAAACTTGTTATATCAAATGGGGTTATTACAGCTAAAGCCTACTCTTCTACAGGGCAAGTTACTCAAACAGGTACAGACCTAGTTAACACCCCTACCACCCCCACAACAGCTACAAAGCATGGACTTGTTTTAGCTCCTGGAGGTTACACTCAAGGAGCTATTGCCGACAATTTAACTATAAGCATGTAATTATCTAATTACTGCAGTAAACTAAATACTAACTTGAAAGGAACCACCAATGTCAACAACACCACCACGTCCGTTTAATGAGATACCTCCAGCAGAGCCTGTGGTATTGATGCCATATCACATTGCTTTTGTTATTGATGGTACGGTTCAACAGGTATTTCACGTAGACGAGCGCCTTGCCTCAGTAATTTTGAGTAACCCTACTATTGTTCAGTGCGAGCACCCAGATGCTGGCGGACCTGAGCAAAATTGGACATACGACGCGACTACAAATACATTTGCAAAACCAGTCGAGGGGTAGTAACCTCTACTTACTCTAACCGCATTAATTAGGACTACTAGATGAAGTTTACTCATTTTATACCATCAATTACTACATTTGATGACCCTCAGCCAACGGCTGCAAAAAGAAATGTTCCGCAGTGGTATAAAGACTCTGAGACTACTTATAAAAGCCCTGACGGTAAAGAGCATGCTGGTTTAAAAAGATGTTTTCCGGTACTGGACGCTTTAACCTCTGGTTTTATGTTACACACCTGGTGTGATATTAATATAAAGATAACTTCTTCCGGGATGGTAGATATTAGTTTTTCTGAAAACGCGACTAGTAATCCTATTGATGAACGACTCGGGGATATCGGTCGTTTAATACCTAGACCAGCAGGGCATAGAGATAACCATTTAGTTTGGACGCCAAAGTGGGGGTGGAAAACACCTCGCGGTTGGAGCACGTTAGTTACACACCCACTTAATAGATATGACCTTCCGTTTACAACTATGGCCGGGATTATAGATAGTGACAAGTTTAATGCCCCTGGAAATCTTCCATTTTTTCTACGTGAAGACTTTGAAGGCGTGATACCAAAAGGTACGCCCTTTGCTCAAGTATTACCTATGAAACGAGCGGATTGGTCAGCTGTTTACGACCCCGCACTTGAAGATTTGTCTGTTGCTCACGGTAATGAGGCGCGTTCACATGACAGATGGTATAAAACACAACTTTGGGTAAAAAAGAACATCTACGATAAGGACGCATAATGAAAAAAACAGATAAAGTAGTTATTGGGTGGATTGACCCAGGCACAGTACTTTCAGGGTTTGTAGCGCACGTTACTCAATTGTTGATTCACCGCAACGATAGAATCTCAGATGTAATTGTAACAAGTGGCCCTTACCTATCTTTAAATAGAAATCAAATGGTTGCTACATTTCTTCAAAGTGATGCTGATTGGCTTTTATCATTTGATAGCGACGTGTGTATCGGTGTAGATGACTTTGATAAATTAGTTGAGGCTGCTGATGAAAATAAACGCCCTATAGTGGGAGGTAAGTACTTTATTCCATTTAGTGGTGGAACTGAATTAGTTTTAGCGGCGCAGACGCTTAGACCAAATGCCGAACTTGAAGATTCTGGGGAGTGGCTTATTGACTACGAGCAGGATGTAATTATTGACAATCTTCATTCTATGGGCTCTGGGTATGTTCTTATTCATAGAGATGTGTTTCGCGCAATTCAATCAATTCATCCTCATAATCCGCTACCATGGTTTAAAGATGGGTGGAATAGTAAGTGGAACGATTGGGTAACAGAAGATATTAACTTTTACCAAAATGCTCGCAAACTTGGAATCAACATTGCTATACACACTGGGGCAGGTTCTAAGCACTTAAAGAGCTTTGCTGTTACAGAAACTCAGTTCTTGCAATTTAGAGGAAAAGTAGATGAGGATATAGCAGCACATAATGAGCGCTTCCACAACCCTGGAGCCGTACATAAGCGGCGTACTTGGTGGTCTAAGGGTAAGAGGACCCAAAAACCATGAAGGTACTTTTAACAGGAGTTGGTGGCTTTGTAGGGCATCACACTCTAGAGCACATTATCCGAACAACTGATTGGGATATTGTAGTAACGGATAGTTTTCGCCATAGAGGACTAAGCTCACGAATGCGTGCTGTGATTGATGGTAATCCTAATTTTTATGACCGTGTAAAAGTTATTACGCATGACCTAACAACGCCTATAGATGTGGTTACAGCTTTAGAGCTGGGAAACCCAGATGTAATTATAAATATGGCTTCTGAATCGCATGTAGATAGAAGTATTGAGGTTCCTCGCCCTTTTATTGAAAACAATGTGGCTATAGCTTTGACTATGTTGGAATACGCTAGAACACTCCCTAATCTACAAGCTTTTATACAAGTAAGCACTGATGAGGTTTACGGGTCCGCTGAGGGCAAATATGCACATAAAGAGTATGACGTTATACTCCCCTCCAACCCGTATGCTGCTAGTAAAGCTGCTCAAGAGGCAATTGCTATATCTTATTGGCGAACCTACGACTTACCAATCATTATCTCAAATACCATGAATATATTGGGAGAACGACAGGACGTAGAAAAGTTTATACCTATGACTATTAAAAAGCTTATGAATGATGAGCCTATATTAGTTCACGCAGATAAAGTGGACGGGGGCTGGGTATCCGGTAGTAGATTCTATCTTCATGCTAGGAATCAAGCAGATGCCCTTTGTTTTACTATTAAAGAGGCAACCTCTCGCAACCTTAAATACTCTCAAGGTCTTAAACGACCTACTCGTATACACGTAGTCGGTGAGCGCGAAGTAAAGAACGATGAGATGGTCAATCTTATAGCCAAGTCTTTAGGCAAAACCCCTGAGATTGAGTATACAAACTTTCACAGTTCTAGGCCGGGACATGATATGCGCTATGCCTTAGGCTCAGGGACTTTACAAGGTTGGGGTTGGGCTCCCCCTGTGCCATTAGAGGCTTCATTAGATAAAACTATAAAATGGACTCTTGAGCACATTGAGTGGCTATTGCCAAATGGATGAGATTAAACCAGTAAGGCCTTGGGACTTATTTATGGAAAAAGAAAGAGTCTCTGAAGAAATAGCCAAGGAACGACTTGCTATATGTAAAGGCTGCCCTGAGTATATAAAGCTTACAAAACAATGTTTAAAGTGTGGATGCATAATGCCATTAAAAGCCAAACTACCTGACGCAAGTTGCCCGCTCCATAAGTGGTTCCCTGTACCTGACCAGTCTTCTGCTCTGTAACGACACTAGGGTTTTAAATAGAACTTTTGGTCTACCAAGACTATATCTATCATAGATAGTAGAATTTTAACAATCCCCCAAGCGCACGGGATTGAATACCTAACATCTATAGATAGGAAATAAACAATGGCAACAAATAACAACGGAACGCTGCTTGATTCCGCTGGAAACCCAGCAGTTGATTTCGTCTGGGGAAACATGGCTATCCAGCCAAACGACCAGCGTACAGAGACAGCCGCAGTTAACATCGGCGGAGGAACAGGCACATCTCAGGTTTCATACAAAACAGCTACAGTAACAGCAGCTACAAGCAGCGGAAGCGGCGCCACAGCTATTATTACTTACACAGCTGCAAACACATTTAACGTAGGACAGCAGGTAACCATTACTGGGCTTACAACAACTGCTGCTAACCTAACAAACGCAACAATTAACACGCTCGTAGGCTCAGCTGGAGCTTACACAGGCTTTACAGTTCTAAGCACAGTTTCTGTATCTGATACAGCTCAGACAGCTGTAGCTAAGGTTGGAGACAACGTTCTTCCAGGAGTTGGCGCTGACTACGGTTGGGGCACAACAACTGCTGTAACAGGCGCTCGTCTAGACTTTGCGGGAACTTCTGCATACTCAGGTTCAAACGTTATTGCTAACAAGACCGTTTATAGCAACCGTCACGAAACTGTAGAAAGCGGATGGGCTGGATATCCAGGCTTTACCGCAGCTACAGGTAAGTACAACATTACACAGGTTGATGGGGACGGAACAACTGTTACTTATGCTTGCCAGAACTTCTTGAACGCAGGAGATACTGTAGATATCACAGGAGTTAGCGGATTTAACCTTACTTCAGCAACAGTTGCTAAGGCTACTCGTGACTACTTCACAGTAACTAACTCAACAACTGGTTCACTTATTAATATCAATAACGGTATTGTACAGCGTTCAGATGCTCTTACAGCAGCTGATGGTTCATACGTTTCTGGTGTTGCTTACATTAAGGTACCTTCAATCCTTGGTCTCACAACCGCTCTTGGTCTTGATGCCCTTAAGGATGCTGGATTTGCTACAGCTAACATCACAAATACAACTGGTGTTACAAACACAGCTACACAGCCTACACAGATTAACGTCACCACAACTACTGCAGCGACTGTAACTGTTTCCGGTGGAACAGGCACATGGCCAGTAGGTACTAAGGTAACTATCGCTACAGGTACAGGTATCCCAGCAGCACTTGTTGGAACTTGGACAGTAACTGGTGGTTCAGGAAGCACACTCGTTATCGCGGGTTCAGGCTGGACAGTTGCCGATACAGGCGCTATCACACCTGGTACAAAGCTTACTGGTGCTTCAGGAACAGTCAAGACACAATCAATTGCAGCAGGTACAGCTTCAACAGCTCTATCAGCTACAATCACAATGACATCTTGGGCTTAATAGCTTAAGAACAGCATTAAACAGAAGAGCCCCTGGTTACCCAGGGGCTCTTTTGCTTTAGTACCAAGTATGTTTTTGCCAGAACTTCCACGCGCTACATGCGCCGTTCGGGTCAGCTGCGGTTCCGTATCGTTTTTCAATATAACGTAGTCCGTATTTAATCTGGAGCCGGGCGTCGGCTGTCTTTGTAACTTTATAGTTCCCCCAAGTAGAGGGTAAGAACTGCGCTATTCCGTAAGCACCCGAGCTAAGATTCTTAGCTTTAGGGTTAAAGTGGCTCTCATGTGTCCACAGCGTACGTAAACAGGTCCAGTCTTTTACTTTCCAATCTTGTGAATAAGAGGTCAAGAAGGCAATGGCTTCCGCATCAAAATACTTTGAGTGGGGGCTAGCCAAAGCTGCCTTGGCCTGGGATTTAGTTGTTGTTACTTTCAGATGAGTCAGGCTGACCGTTATTGGTTTCTCCGGCAGAGCAGTGGCAGTTAGCGCACTTGCAGTTGGCGGCATCACCAGATGAGAGAACATTAAGACGAATGTCGTCCATATGATTCCTACTTTCTTTAGGTCAACGCTGAAGTTGATTCTGATATTAAGCATTTCTGCTCCTCTCAGTCGGCAAAGGAACCCATACGGCTCCTTAGTCATGTACTAGCAAACCAGAGAGTTACAGGGTATGTCAATTTGAACTACGCATGTTTACGTGTTTATTTATTTATTTATGTGTAGAATTGTATAAATTCGCATATTTTGGGATATTATTTGGATAACCATTCTGTTTATATTAAAATATACACACACAGAATGGATATAAATGTCCGCAACAGATATAGCAACCATCATAGCCGCATACACAGGCGTAGCAGCAGTTATAGGCGGAATTGCCTGGAGACTATTTAAAACGGCTGTACGGCAGGCTGTAGAGGCTAACACAGCTACTATGGAAGAGCCAATCAATGAACTACGTCACAATGGTGGAAGTTCACTTCTAGACGTAGTAAAGCTTCAAATCCTACCTATTGTTAAAGAGCTACGCGAGAACCAGATAGTCATAGCTGATAGAGTTGCGCGCCTTGAAGGACGCTTCGAGCAGCATGTGGACGACGTAGAATAGCCCCTATAGCTTTTTTACTATATACTAAATGCTTTAGGAGGAACTAATGCTTACATGTGATAACTGTGCGCAAACCGCAGTTTATACCTGCGCGGACCCTGGTTTAAGCCCAATCAACTACTGTGCGGATTGCCTTCCTGTTTGGTTGCATAGCCGAGCAGAAGCTGGTCATTTCCCACTAGCTGTGGTTGAAGCGCCAGTAGAAGACACACCTGCGCCTAAAACTAAGAAGAAGGCGGCGCCTTCAGATGAGAATAATTAATACTCAAGCTGTACAAGTACACCCAGTTCCAGATAAGTTAACTGCGCCAAAAGGCCCATTTCCACCAGAGCTAACTATAGGTCATTCTTTATCTGAACCTGAGATTGTTTACGACTATGATGAAGCTTATGCGGAAGATGGTTCAGGGTTTTTACCTGGCGCCACTGTGCAAAACAATTACAAACCTTTACGTTATCTAAGATGTTCTGTATGCTCTGAGCGTGTAATAGAGACGGAAACTGAACTTCATATTTGTGAGGAATAATGGGAAAGAAAAGAACTAGCATCCCGAGCTTAGACTCATTGCAGTGGAACGACCCTAAAAACAAAACCAATCTTCCTACATTTGATGAGGTGACATTTGGTCGCCAAGTTGAACAGCGAACAGCGCGTAATGAAAAACTTGCAGATAATTGGGATATTACTATTCCAAAAGACGTATCAGGATACGCAGATAATGAATTAGATTCCGTTGGTGGTGAACTTATAACAGCGCCCACAACAAACCCTAAACGACCTCGCGCATTAACTATTGGATATAATCCAAACACACGGGCCCTCATCGTAGTGTTTAGAGATAACACTTGGTGGCAGTACAACGACGTCCCAGTTCACATGTGGATGGGGTTGAAGGACAGCGCTTCTACTGGAGAGTTCCTTAGGGTTGAAGGCCTTGATACTTGGCCTGATATGGGCCCAGCTGATTTAGATGCTATGTCTGCTGGAGTAAAAGCTCAGATATCTGAATCTGCGCAGACCGCTAACAAAATGCAGAAAAGCAAGGCTTTATCAGAAAACCAGGTTAATATACAAAGCTTTACCGCAGAGGAGCTGTTTAAAGACTATCTATGAAAACACTTGGACCACTATATGTTGGAAGACTTGAGTACTATCACACAAAGCTATTACCTATTATTGAAGTTGGAACTACACAAGAGACTGAGATGCCTTACCGTCTTGGCAAGTGTTTAGTTTTTAGGGTACCCTTTACAAAACCTGGATATTACCTGGGGTTGTTCTACCATAACCCCCGACTTCACTGGGATGACAATGAAGCTATAGACGAGCTTCTTTTCAAAGCAATGTGGTCTAGGACAGCTTGGAAGCCTGAGGATGGGGATTACGATGAGATTTTTAAAGAAGAACAACACTAACTGGGATAAGCCCTTTTCTGAAAAAGTGGCTAAAAGGGTATCTAAAATACCTACAGGTGAATTAGAACTGTGGGTAGACCAGTCTCTTACTGAGATAGGTCGTTGTTTATCTGGATATCAAAGAAGCCGTGAAATGTTTTATTTAGATGAAGCTAGACAAGGTGCAGAAGCTCTTCATGCAGTAGTTGAGGAATTGCACAAGCGTATGCGCTAGTGTAAACTAAACTCGCCTCTCTTTCTCTCCCCCGTGGGGGGCATCAGACAAGTCTGGGTTTAACGACCCAGACTTTCTGTTTACTCCTAAACTAGGGTCTATATGGAACACTTATTAGATGATGAAGAAGATGAGTTCATTCCGGATTTAGAAGAGACACCTCTACCGGATGATGAAGAGATTGAGCTTGATGAGCTCTCTAAAGAGTTTGTAAATAAACTTATTGACCGTTGTATTCAATTCATGGACGCCCTTGTAGGCCATAGCCTTCACCCATATCAGATGCCGTTAGCGCGTCGTATTATCGAATCAGTTATCATTAATGATGGTGAAGAGGTAACCGCTCTTGCTGCACGTCAGTCAGGTAAGTCAGAAACTATTGCTAACACAGTGGCTACCCTTATGGTGCTACTACCGCGCTTAGCAAAGATGTACCCAGACCTGCTCGGTAAGTTTAGCAATGGCATTATGATTGGTATGTTTGCGCCAGTTGAGGGTCAGGTAGAAACTCTCTTTGGCCGTACAGTAAACAGACTTACATCAGAGCGCGCATTAGAGATTCTTGGCGACCCAGAGATTGATGACAATTTGGGTAGAGTGAGCGGCGTTAAGCGTAAGATTGTCTTAAAGAACTCAGGCAGTAGCTTGACTATGATGACAGCTAACCCTAGAGCTAAGATTGAATCTGAGTCGTTTCACCTTATTGTTATTGACGAGTGTCAAGAAGCTGATGACTTTGTAGTATCTAAGTCAATCTCTCCTATGTTGGCTTACTACTCAGGAACCATGGTTAAGACAGGTACACCTACAACAAGTAAGAACAACTTCTATAGGTCTATCCAATTAAACAAGCGCCGTCAGACTACTCGCGGTAAACGACAAAACCATTTTGAATGGGATTGGCGTGAAGTATCTAAGGTAAACGCTAACTACGGTAAGTACATCAAAAAAGAAATGCTTCGCATTGGTGAGGACTCAGACGAGTTCCAGATGTCTTACAACTGCAAGTGGTTGCTTGAGCGCGGTATGTTCATCACCTCCTCTATCATGGATGAGCTTGGTGATACATCAGCTGAGATTACTCGCGCTTGGCACCGTACACCTGTAGTAGTTGGTATTGACCCAGCACGTAAGCTTGACTCAACAGTTGTTACAGTAGTGTGGGTTGACTGGGATAGACCAGATGAGTTTGGTTACTTTGACCACAGAGTGCTTAATTGGTTAGAGCTTCAGGGTGATGACTGGGAAGACCAATACTTCCAGATTGTTAACTTCTTATCTAACTACGATGTGATGTACGTTGGGGTAGATGCCAATGGCGTGGGGGATGCAGTAGCTCAACGCCTAAAGATTCTATTACCTAGGGCTGAGGTAATCCCTCTTACGTCCAGCCAAAGCGAGCAGTCTAAGCGATGGAAGCATCTTAAAGCTCTGATTGACCGCCGAATGATTGGGTGGCCTGCTAACTCAAGAACACGCCGTTTAAGCTCATGGCGCCGTTTCTATCAGCAAATGACTGACCTAGAAACCAAGTTTACAGGCCCCAACTTCTTGGCGGCAGCCCCAGACGAAGCGCACGCCCACGACGACTTTGCTGACTCACTAGCTATTGCCTGCTCTCTAACCCTAGACCAGACAATGCCCTCGGTAGAGGTTACAAGTTCGCCATTCTTTAATTAACGTTTAGCCTGAAATTTAACTAAATACAGGTCAAACTTTACTTGAAGTACTTCACACTTTAGGAGTTATAAATGACAATCGCACCAGACCCAAAGTTCCCAGAACGTCCTGGCACTGTCTACGACCGTAAGTTCTCACCTGCTACACCAGGTCAGCGCGGTCCACTACGTTTTGAAGAAGGCGTAGCAACAGATACAGATGTTCCAATGGAATTCACAAATGGCGCAATGCAGGGATACATGCCTGCACCAGGCCGTCCAAACCGTAATCAGAATGTGTTTGAGAAGCTACCAGAAGAGACAATGCGTGAGCGTGCTCACGTTGGTTCTGCAGCATGGGTAGAAGCTCCAGACCACCTTACTGAG